TCCCGGCGGGGTGATAATGAATGCCTTAACCGTGTGGGCCAGCAGGAAGGCGCGGATCTCGTTAGCCTCAGCATCCTTGCCGACATATTTCATCGGGACCTGTATGGCTGTTGAGTTAATGCCGTTCTCAGCAACCTGCTCATAACCGTCGCCAAACTGGGCAGAGCGGATCGCCTGATCGTACTCAATAGCACCGCCGCCCAGCTGCACTGGCCATTTATAGGTTTCGACTGCCATGTTTACTCCATAAAAAAAGCCCACCTGAGTGGGCTACCGGCCTTTAACAAAGTTGTAAATCATTCCGCCGTTCTTCAGGTGCTTCTGCACTATCTGGGTGGCTGCATTCTGCA